TATATCCCAGCGTCACCGTTGGAAAAAGATTTCTCGGCCAGGATGGTCTCATTCACAACAACTCCAGTACCTGCGGTTGAACCTAAAGCCAATAACCCTATGGCAGCCTGTGGACTGAGGCCCATCATTCTCAAAAAACTGTATGGGGATTTAGCTATGTTAAATGCTCTTCTCCATTTTTCTGATTCCCCATTTAGATATTCGATCTTTGCAAATATCCAGTCTCTCCATTTAGTTAACTGTCTGTATGCGCCGATTGGTGACCTCACTATATTCATTGGGATGGCTCTCAGGAATATCAATATGTTCTTTATCTTTCTCCATAGTTTTACGGGGGCTAGAAGCAGGATGAATATGAAAGACCTGCAACTAGCCCGAATGGTTTTAAGGAATGTAAATGTCGGTAATGTAAACGTAGGAAATTTGGGTGTTTGTAATTTAATTCGGGGAATAAAAAATGGATTTTTAAAACGCTTTCTCATCTTCACTCCTTTCTCAATTACATTAATCCTTCATCAAATAGCTTCCACATACAGAAAGCCCCTATCCCGATTGCTATGAGAGCCAGCCCTAATCCTGCCCACGCTATAAAGCGTGTGACAAACATGGCTCTCTGAATCTTCCTCATCCTTGAGAACACCCCTCTCGTGTCCTCCATGAAATTTTTTAGACGCTGATCGTCTATATTCAAGAAGCCCTTCTACCTGGTGGAGTAAGACCCTCTGAAGCCTGTGCATCCCTCTGCCTTCCTACCGCAACCTGCTGGGATATATTCATTGCTTCTTTCACAAAGCCTGGTATCTGGGATGACTGGAATTCCGAGAAGGTTCCACCCTTGCGAACTCCTCTCGCGTTCCATTCCGCTACCCATTCACGAAGATGAGCAGCAACCATAATGCCCACATCTTCCGGGTAGTCATTTGCAGAAAGGAGCTCATCCAGAATGGCATTAATCCGCATCATGGGATCTTGCTTTTCCTCTGGAATAATTGAATGCAACGGAATATTTCCTTCTTCCATTATCATTACTTCTTTCTCCTTATGACGCTACTTTCTCTATTAGCACTAAATTGAATACACCGGTCCTGTCAGACAGGGTCGTTGCCCCTGAGTTCTCCCATGAATCAAGACCATACGAGAATGCCGACCTTTCTCTGTCCACCGTCACATATTTGGACACTCTTCCAAATTTAAATACGACCTGAGTCACTGATGATACGATAGTTTCAAGAGCAGAGATTACAGTCTCCACGGACTGGCCTGTAAGCTGTGCTGTTTCCTTGATATCAATAGTCATCTGGTGCTCGTAGGCAATGCCCGGACTTACATACCCTTCAACTACAAAATCGCGTAGCTTTGGAGTGTTTTCTAGGGTTCCATCAGCCCTGTTGAACTTTAGTCGGAACCCGATGTTCTTCGCGCTTAATCCTGCATCAGAAGCAAAGGTTGACTTAACCGTAGAGGAAGTAAAATTGGCCAGATCAGTAGTGGTTACCGCGCCGTTAATTCCATATTCAACTTCTATAAATTCGTTACTTGTATCTGTTAAATCTTCTGCGACAACGTGTACCGCTACCAGGTTTTTATTTTCCTGTGGCAGACCAAAGTCATAATAGGGGAGTTCAATATGCCCAGCGTTAGTGCCGTCTAAGTCTGCTCTCTTTATCCCAACACCTGATCTCGGATTGACTAAAGGCTCTGCCAGAAAAGCGGTATTGGATACAGCATCACCTGTTCTTACAGCGTAGTGAAGCCTTGGAGTCCCGTCATCCCTCGATGAGAAATCTATCCACTGTATCTTCTTATTGGCCGTCCCGTACTTGGTCATATGATGCCAGCCCTTACCGTTCCATCCGACAACCCTGGCGTTTGTGTCTGCTGCGCCACCACCTACCGATGCAAAAAGGAAATCACCTGCCGATACCATCCAGCGGATAGGGCCATGTAAATCTTCGGGAACACCGTCACCAAAGCTGAGACCGTAACCGGCCTCTATGACCCTGCTATCACCCTGTACAGTGATTCTGTTGACCGGCGCAGGCGAAGTGTCTCCAACTCCCTGTGCTACCCATATGGCCCCGTTATGAATAGTCATTCTTCTGCCGTTGTCCTCATGGCTTGGCATCCTGAATACTAGCTCCGAGGTCCAGTCTGTTGAGCCGGTATCGATAATATGCACACCTTCATTAGTAGCAAGGTATAACTTGTTTTCTCTGTCTATATCTGGATAAACGACAAGCCCCTGTGGTCCGTTATTGGAACCTAACCGGATATTCTCATCCTGCCATTTATCCCCACCGTCTGCGGAAGAATAGAACCGTATAACATTTCCATTCTCATCCCAAATAGCAGCAACTGCCTCTCCACCAATTTCGGCAAGAAGTCCTGCGTCTATATTTTCATTGGCAGCAACGGCATTTTCCAGAAGACCTGACTGTATGTCGTGCAATACTGTAACAAGAGCTTCATCAACCTGAGTAGCCGCCGTAGTCCCGTTGTATCCTCGCTCGACCGTGAGGGTGTTGGTTGCTATAGCAGTTATATGCATCTGCTCTGTAGCGACCAGTATGGTGTCATGCACCTTCAGATCCAGTGCACTCGTTACAGGTACAGACGTTGCACCGGTAGTAGTGATCGCTCCATCAAGATCTGTTACCTGTGTTCGCCCCGAAAGAATTCCTGTCCATGTAGCTCCATCAGTAGAACTACTTATTATATGTGACTGGTTCCTTGCCGAAAGAGCTAGTAATTTATTCTTATGAGCAATCATATCGAGACCGACACTGGTAATCGCCTTCTTAACTGCCGTCACAACATGGGCAACTGCTATATCACTACCACCTGTATTTATAGACCATGACATGGTTGTAGTTGTGCCTGATGCTGTTTCCTGGCTAGAAGCAGAATGGCGATCGCCATGAGTGGAATTCATTCTCTCGGTTTGACTTGCCCCAACCGTCATAGCCTTTTCATCATCTTGTGCGAGAATATCGATAGCAATATCGTTAGCCACCGTGGTTACATCAAGACTGGTCACAAATGGGTTAGCGGCACTGTTTTCAGCTTCTTTTGTAGTATTTCTAAAAGGATTGGTTACATCTACCCCATAAAAATCATAAGCCTGCATATCTCTTTCTACCGCACTACCTGAGTTTGTTGCCACTATATTTGCAGTACCAACAGGTGGATTGACCATATAATAAATAGCAGCAGTAAAATTTCCTGTACTTTGCGAATCAAGAAGGGTTAAAGGAGCACCGTCATAGGTAAATCCAGTGATCGGGTCCAAATTAGATTTATTTATCGAAAGTCCAACGACCAGTAACCTTGCAGGGTTATTAGCTATTGTATGACTGAGTGTAAGAGTAGTTCCTGACGCAGCACTAGTTACTTCTCCTTCATTGCCCTGAGTTAAATCAGGAAGAGCAGTTCCACCAGCCCCCCATGCAGTCGAGGCGCCTGCGTACTGCCGATTAACTACAGTTGTAGAGGTTGCGGCTTCCCACAAACCGTTCAACTTTCCAACGAAATCTACAGAGGCCCTGATCACTTCAATACTTGATTCCGTGGAATCCTCAGAAAGTATGGGTAAATAGACCGCATCCATCCATCTTGTCTCACAGGTGGAATTCCAAAATCTCCTGTACTCCTTCGGATCAAATGCAGCATCGGAATTTATCCTGTATCTTCCGAATCCATAGGCTAAATTTGGAACTATAAAAGATTCGTATGGAGCAATGTCTTCAGGTCTTGTACGACCAGTTGTCCTAAAGGATTGTGTGAATTGCTGAACCGGACGGGTGGTGACTTTAGTTCCCGAACCGCCTTCGACCAAAGCATATTGTTTGCCATTGACATGAACGTCTAGCATCTAGAACACCATGCGTGGAATTGCGACAGGCGGTGATTGAACCTTAACTAGGTCACCCTCTACCGCCCTGACATAAGACGCCTCATACTGCCTTGCCATTTCTGCCCAGTCGGAACCAGGATTGTTGGCCGCCATTCTCTGTGCAATCATCATTCTTACCCTGTCGTAAACAGGGTGTAAGAGCTCACCATCAATTTCGATGGTACTGGCATCTGTTGTTACTGGTGAAAGAAGATCCCTTCCCACTACTCTTATCCTGTACTTGGAAGGAAGAGTTTCCTGAAACCTGATAATGCCCCCGTTAGAAGCTCCTGCTACAGGTGGAACGTGTTCCCAATTGCGGAGCTCAGTATAGGGAACATCTATCAATTCGCTCTGGCCAAGAGTCATCCATATCTCGTCAACGAATACCGCCAAAGCATTCCCTGAAGTAATGGACAGGCCGACAGCAGCCTCTGTATCAGTCTGGGTTAAAGTCTGGCTTCCCTTTAATAATTCCCAACCTGTACCGCCATGAGTCTCACTCTGTACAGCACCGTCTATGGTTAGGGATACCCTGCTTGCTTCTGTGCAGTAAACCCATGCCGAAAGATTACATTCCTGTCCTTCAGTCGCAACAGCAGTGTAGCGTGAGAGAGTGGAATCAAATGTCTGTACCAGCGTTACGGCCGTAGTGCTCGGAACAACAAGCCTTGCTGAATTGTCCCCGTAAAGAACCATGTAATTTTCTGGATCAGAAGTATCAGCTTCCTGGTTTACAGAAGCACCCGTTCCTGTAACGCTCCAGTAATCAGGAGATGTGGAAGAAGTCCAATCTTCAAAATCCCCATTAAGCAAAAGATTTTCTGACGTGTCAGCATTGCGCCTGTTGCCCAGATACACCCGATCAACCTTCCTGATAGTGGAAGGCAAGGTATATGTGTGCTGCCTCAATCCCGTCACGATAGTCTCTACGTCCCGTACAAGGGCGATATCTGGAAAGACTTGCTCTCGTACCTCGTTGTAGAAATTACTCACCTCTGAGGGATCAAATGGAGTGAGCTCATAATTTATGCTTCCGCTTTCACTTGCAGCCCAGTCAGCACCTGCACAGGCTATGGTTCCAGTGGACTGGGTAAAGCCTGTAATACGCCTGATATCGTTCTGGTTATCACCGGAGGTTGGTATAAGCTGAACAAACCACCTGTTATCGAAATAGGAATCTACAGGAAACCGTTTTGTAAGGCCCGTATCAACAACAAGAGCATTACCGTTTGAGATGTGCGTGGTCGTACTGCCCGTTACTAAACCTAACGGAAGACACAGATCCTGTCGGATTGTTGACCACGTTGAAGTCGGCACTATTTAGCCTCAATAAAATCTGGTGTTACCTCTCCGATTCCGTTAGACTTCTCAGCTTCCAGTTCCTCGATGCGCCTCTGCATCATCTCTGTCCGTACTCTCTCGTTTACTATGCGATTAAGTTCGGCTTTTGTCTCTGGCTTTCTGCGAAAGAGTTCGTTCCAATCAGCTTCTATAACTGGTGTCTGTGGTTCCTGTATCATATTTATTTTCCTAAGAAGGTTTTGTTGGCCATTCAACAGTATCAGGGTCACCACTGTATGTAGCAGGAATATTTCTTAGGGCCTGACGATATGCCGTTCTCTCACTATTCATACTCAGGTCAGAAACACCCCACCAATCGGTTTCGGCAAGGAGCCTGTCTCGCTTGTTGCGGATTGTTACAAATTTATCAGCAATAACTTGTTCTGGTGTCATTATATACTCCTATGTAACTGCTATCGTAGCTTCAGCACCAGGAGACCCACCTTCTCCACCCGGATGATAGAGTTCAAACACCATCAATCCACTCTTCAATGCCCCAGACCCATTACCAGATGCAACCTGAAGAAGTGCTATGTTAGAAGAGCCGGGATCAGTCATTGTAACTTGCGGCCCATTACCATCATCAGTTCCTGAAACAGCGGTTCCAGTATCTGGATAGTCGTTAGATACATCAATATAAAAAACTCTATCTATGATAGCCCCATCGCCATGTCCTACGGTGTTCCCACCACACAGTAAGACCTTAACATATGCCCTGAAATACTTACCTGAAGTAGCACTCACGGTAAACGTCGCCACCGTGACCGCAGAGGTGATTGAATCAGCCAGATCAATCACATACCTCGCTGACATATTCCTGATGGCTGTACCATCTTCTGATTGCTGGGTAACAACAGAAGATACATATCCCCCTGTTGTCGTTAATGTGCCAATCTGTTGCTTGGATACACCGCCCACTTCTTGCAGAATTGACTCAGCGGTATCAATCGTGAGGCTTCCAGAAGAAGTCGTTATAGTCTGTGCGCCTGTAAAGGTCAGATCACCATCAACAGTCAGCGTAGACCCGTCAAAGGTAAGATTTCCCTCGCCCTGTATGTTACTCGTATCGGTAAATGTCGCAATCTCATTATTGCCGCCGTCACCGACAATTCCTGCTGTCAGCCTTATTCCTGGCGGTAGTATCGAAGTAGGCATAATTACACTCCTGGAGCCTTGTTATAAAACTGCCAGTCGATCCGAGAATCCGTAGAAGTTTTTTCAACCGCTGAAAAATTAACAATCTCATATCTTGATCTCAGGATTACCAGATCCCCAGCATCCCACGGGTTACCCTTGGTCGATGTCGGGGTCGTTCCATCTCTTGTTTCCACAACTGAGGCAGTCCACACCACGCCTTCTGCATAACGTGCGTTATCAGGTATATTGCCAGACCCAATACCACCTGCTGTATCTGTAACGGCCTGCTGGTACAGGGAACTTGGTATGGGTGAAAAGTTATAGCTAGCCATTCTTGCCACCTTTCTTTTCTGTAGTATTCATATTTCTGAGTGTTTCTGTAAGGGCAATACGTTCAAGTCTTTCTGCATCACGCTCGTCTCTTGTTCTTTCATTCTCAAGAGTTGCAAAAGCACGAGGGTGTCGCGTCTTGAGATGTCTTTCCCTGTCCATCTCTGTAAAGAAATTGGATTTCTTACAACGGACAAGGGCCATCTGATCGTACTTTTTCCTGTTAGGATCATCCTCATGCAGAAAACACTTTAGGGTTCCCCTGACAGGCTCTATCCCTTCGGGTTGTCTCGTGGAGAAAGTAAAAGAACCGTCCTCACGACGCTTCTCCAACTGCTGCTGGAGCATATTGCGGTTGACAATTGAACGATTCGCCGTTCTCGTGTCGTAGACATAGACATATCCTGCTGACTGAAGTTCTGATGTGCTCATAGTCATATCAGCAGTTGCGCTTATGACCTTACCGGCCTTTAGGTCTCCTGGCTCATCGGCCATTTCCGCATCTCTCATCATCTCTTCGATTGCAGGCTCGTTATTTGTCGTCATGTGTTCCTCTGCTTTTTATACTCCGGTCCGAATACACTCGCACCGCGCTTCCACTTTTCCTTCTCTTCTACGTTGTCCCAGAAGATCTTGTTCCAGTCCCTGGGTTTCAACTCTGGCCTCGGTGGCGGGGCTATGTTCATCTGCCTTGCCATCCCGAGTGCCTCTTCTACCGTGTATAAAGCCTCACCACCGCCCTTGCCGTCAGGTGCTCCACAGATCAACTGGAACTCGTCTCCGAAGAAAAGCGAGTTTCCTATGTCCCGTTTCAGTTTTACCCTGCGGTCATTTCGGATGACCGTTACGGTCTGTATACGCCTGACAGACTTGGAATCAGAAGCCGGTCGATTAATCTCAGAGAGATACCAGCAAGGCTCCTGACCCCGTATTTCTGTCGTGGCTAACTCAATGAGTGATGCCACTAAAAACTCCTATGCAGTCCAGTCTCGGAATCCCCGTGCATAGACGTAGTCAACCTCAAATTCTTTTGCTGCCGCTTCTCTGTTTTCGAGCATAAGCACAGCGTAGAACAGGTCTGAAGCAGTGATTGCCCCAGTGATAGATTCAACCTGGGTCAACTCTTTGTCAGCAGCCAGTAAATAATCGATTCGACCACTTGGGCTGATCTCTACCCTTGCCACCACAAACTTATCAGCGGTAACTGTTTGGTCCGATGAGGTTGTCGTAGTAGCAGTTATAGCCGTGCCTTTCTTGTTTGTGCCTGTGACAGCACCTCCGTCACCTGATGCGGCTCTAAAGAAATCTGTAGTGCCGTCCATGTCATACTGCAATCCAGCAACTCCACCTGACCCGTTGATAGTCATAGTCAGAGTGTCAAACTCAGCAGCCATAACGGGTGTAGCGACAACCATTGTCTCCATAAACCCAGCAAAGATAGCTACATTCAAATCGTCAGCTACTTTAAACCTTGCTTCCATCACGCAGCCACCGTTTGAGGGTTTAAATGGCCCTGCAACTAGAGCGGCATTGTCATTGTCACCGGTGTCAGTTAGAAACTGGATTATTCCACCTTCCTCGTCCTTGACATCATTTATTGTTCCCTCGTTGACAGAGTACAGACCCCATCCGCCGGTTAGATCAACGGATGTTGCATTCCATAGCGGTAATGTTCCCTGTGTCCCTGTGAAGTCGTTAAATGCTCTAATTTCCCCAAAATTTCCTCTTGGCATTTTGTTTAATCCTCCTCAAATAAAAAGATTATTTTCCGTTAATAATTAATAAATTTATCCAGCAGGGGCGGCTGCGTCCGTTTCAACTTCAATGAGCCAGTTACCGGCAGACCTTTCACCGTATGCGTACTCGTCATAGTGATAAATTGCAGTCGCTCCACCACCAAGCTCAGGCATCCGCCTCGTCTCAACGTAAGGTGACCTGCCCTCTACGAGGACAAGGGCCATCTGGCTGAAGACTCCACCCTTTGCATCGTTGCCACTGTCAATCGACAGGTTGCCGTCCTCAAATAACCTCGCCCCTGCGATAGTTCCCCTATAGCGGTTCTGGAAAGCCTCTGCTGCGATACCACTCGTTAGAGGGGCACCTGCCTGGGCTTCGTTAATACCAGCACCGGAAATAGCAGTAATACCTGCTGTGGTCAACTGGAAGTCGATGTCAGCAAGCTGAAAACCATGAAATACAGCGTTTATCGGAGCGGAAGCAGGAGCGGGCTCCGTTGTGTTCGATGTGATCTGGTAAGCAGCCGAGGTGATATCACTTGTATCAAGACCTGCGCCAGCATTACCAAACGCAGTTGACGCACCGTCAATAGCCGTGAGGCCATCAGCGTCTTTCTTACGCTCAATAGCGTTCTGTGCAAGAGATCCGGTCTGGGCGTAAGCATTGGCACTGATTCTCAAGGCTACCCTGTCCGTAATTATGGTGTGAACACCAATTACTGTCGGGGTAATCGAGAAGAGCGTATCGGTCATCTGTTGTGGGTTATCTAGTTCCGTGCTTTCGGTTACTGCCTGTGCTGATAGTTTCGCCATCGAAACTTCGTTCCAGGTTGTTCCGGTATTTTCGTCGAGTCTTTGCCTATCGACGAGGTTAGGCATGACGCCTGCGAACTCCCTGACAATTCTCGCAGAAGCGATCATCGTCGGAATAGAGTCAGCAAGGCTATCGGTAATCGTATTACCTGCTGCCATTTTCTACTCTCCCATTTTCCTGTTAAAGGCGAACCCCATCTTTAAATAGCTGGTCTCTCGCCCGTAGTAATTCATCTCTGGAAACCGCTACTTCAGAGTTGCCAATACGACTAAGAAGGGAATTTCCGTTGAGAGAAGAAGGCATAGGAGCGGTATCGGACTCAAGGGAATTAATCCCTGCGGCCTCAAGCTCTTTCCTTATCCTATCGTCAGAATCCTTTTTTAATTGATCTTGTTGGTTCTGATAACGGCCTTGTTCTATCTGGCGCATAGCGCGGTTAAATTCCGAATGCGCCTGATAAATGCCACCAAGGTTTTTCCCTTCATGAGCAGGAGTCCACATAGCCCTGAAATTAGCGAATTCGGGAGCGTTAACAAGGTCAATACCATACTGGTCTACCAGTTGGGTCATTTCTCCTGTGATCTGTTCAGACGCTCTGTCGAAGTCGTTAGTTGCTCTACGGCTACGGGCATCAGCCTCGACCCTCTGAAGGTCTTCGGCAAATGCTTCCTGATCCTGCGTTCCCTGATGACGTATAAACGCTCCGAGCGTATCAGTGAGGGTATCAACCTTATCAGTGAGTGCATCCAATCCAGCAGGCGAGGATGTGGCAGTCCGAAGTCTCCCCTCCAACGCCTTGTAATCGTTCTCTCTCTTCTGAAGTTGGGCCTCTAAATTCGTCACTTGCGTTTGCAGAGTATCTACGGTGATGGGAGGTTGCTCATCCGACAAAGAAGGGGGTACGACCGCTAAGTCGGTAGCCACTTCTGGTTCAGAAGCAAGATTGCCTGTTCCGTTTATCGCTGCATCTGTAGGTTGGTCCGGGGTCTCGAATCCCGAAACACCATTTTGTGAAACCAAAGTACACCTCTTTAATAAAAAACCGCCTGAGAACATATGTCTCGGCGGCGAAGCGCACTCTTGATTTTATGGCGGTTACTTCTAAATTCTAGAAACCAATCTCCCTTATGTCAACACGTTGGCCGTCTGAACTCAATAAAAGCTGCTTTTTGCATCGGGGACACACAAGATGTAGTGTGCCATTTAACTTATCCCCGATCTTTTTATTACAGTGGGGACACCTTACTCCCTGCTTTCTTGCTGTAACCATTATCGTATCCTTTTAAACTCAGCGATTTTTGCTTCCATATCATTAAGGTTAGGAACAAAGTCTTTTCCACCTGCTCTCTCGCCCTGATCCAGAATCAGGTCTGTCCTCATTCTCTTAACTTCAGGATTAATAGGTTTACCTACCATTCCCCACTTATAGAGTTTTGCTTCCAGTTCCCAGTCCTGAAGACGTAGTGCCTCTTTATACTTGTTAGATTCTTTATTTAAAGCCTTAATAATCTTTGCGTGTTTACCGACTCTCATGTATTCATTCTTGTTATCTGATTTCAGGTATTCGTTATATTCATCCTCTTTGTTGTAGGCTTTCGCAATTTGCATGGGAAGATCGAAATACCTTCGCATAATTTCAAGATCAGCCTCGTAAGATTCAATTACTTCGCGAACCCTGTCACTCTCAAATCGTTTACCTCTAAAGGAATTTTCATCTTTACCTGTAATGTAATCAACTAATACAGGATCAACTCTTCTCGCATCCTCAAGGATTTGATTTCTTTCGGCCTCGTATTTCTCAAAGTCCATGTAGCCGCTTGCAATATCTATATCCAGATCTACGTTGAAATACTTATGCGCCCACCTGTCTGCCTCGTTCATCTCCTCTATCGGGGTATCCAGTTCGGCAAGGAGCTCCGCATTGTTTTCCTCGAAATGATTAAACACTTCCGACCTGTTGCGCTTAAACTCTGATATGGCCTTTACAAGGTTTCTGCCCTGCGTTCCTGCAACAATGGCATTCTCAAGATTGGTCTCTTCCAGATTCATACTCCGGTCAAGATCATCAAAGGCTTTATCAAGCTCATCAGGAATTTTGGCTTCCATCCCTTCCATGTATTTCTTCATTCGGGGATCTTCATCAATGATTCTCTTCTCAGCCTTGGAGAGATTGTCAGGGTCCCAACCAGGATTGTTTCTTGTAGCTGACGGACTTGGCACTGGAGGATCATCTTTTCCTACACTGAATGTAAGGTCTTTAGACAAGAAAGGCACGGCTCCTGCCCTGATCCCCACATCCTTGCTTGCCCCTTCTCGTTTCTCTCTTGCTATTTCGTATTGAAGATCTGCTCTGCTTAAAGGAGCGGATTTACCTCCGAAGAATTCACC